AGCATGGCGCCCTGCTCTTCGGGGAGGGTGACGTCGCGGCCCTGGGCGAGAAGTCCAGCGTCGCCATCCAGCGCATCTTCGACGCCGCCATCCGCCTCTCGGCCGTCCGGGCGGAGGACATCGACGGCATCACCGCAGACCTAAAAGACGACCCGAGCGGCGCCACTGGCTGAGACTGGCCCGCCGCTCGGGGCACATCAGTCCTCGTGACATCCAGGACCGATTGAGCTCGGCCGAGTTCACGGAGTCCCTCGCCTTCGAGTCACTGGAGCCAGATCCGCAGGAGATGACGATGCACCTCGTGGCCGCTCTCCTGGTCTGGTACGCCAACGTCCACCGCGACACGCGCGCCAAGCCCAAGCCCTACACCATCGACGACTTCCTGCCCAACCCCTACGGGCCGTCCAGGGCCGAGCGCGAGGCCGCCTTCGCGAAGACCATGGCGCAGTTCGAGCGCAACCGCAAAGCGAGGATGGCGACCTGATGGCACGAGCGCCGATGTCCTTCACGGGCACCCGCACGGGCGTCCTGGGCTCGCGTGGTGGCGTGCGGGTGGACGCCCGCCTCGTCGGTGGCCCGCAGCTCGTGGCCGCCCTGGCACGCCTCGAGAAGGGCATGAAGGACGAGCTGCTGCAGAAGGCCACCCTCGCCGCGGCCAAGGTGCTCGAGGAGGCGTGGAAGGAACGCGCCGCGTCCACGGTCGGCCTGGGCCCGGGCACGGCGCACTTCGTCGAGGCCATCGAGTCGTCGGCACGTCCGGGCAAGCGCGGTGCCACGGGCATGGTGCGCCTCGGCAAGGAGTCGCTGTCCGAGGGCGAGGACCAGCCCGTCGTCTACGGCGTCCAGACCGAGTTCGGCGGACGCGGCCGGCCTGCGAAGCCGACCCTGCGTCCCGCGTTCGACGCCGTGCAGGGCCAGATGCTCGACGCCATGAGCGATGAGCTGCGCGCCCTCATCGAGGCTGCGACCCCCTGATGGCCGGCCCCATCGCCAAGCTCTACGCGACCCTCGGGCTCGACGCCCGCGAGTTCACCAAGGGCGTGGACACCGCGCAGTCCAAGACGAAGCAGCTCACGTCCGGCTTCAAGCAGCAGGCCATGTCGGGCCTTGGTCTCGGCGTCGGCCTCGGGGCCGTGGGCGTCGCGGCCCTGGGCGTCAGCAAGGCCATCGGCTTCGTGGGCGACTCCATCGGCGCGGCCGTCGAGGAGAGCAAGGGCATCGCCACCCTGACGCAGGCCATCGAGGCCAACGACGACGCCTGGAACGGCAACATCGACGCGGTCGAGGATGTCATCCGGGCGCGCACCGATCTCGCCTTCGCTGACGACGAGCAGCGCGACTCGCTGCAACGGCTCGTCTCCGTCACGGGCGACGTCAACAAGGCGCTGGACTTGCAGCGCACGGCCATGGACCTCGCCCGCCTGCGGGGCATGGACCTCGCCACCGCTGGCGACCTCATCGGCAAGGTGTACGCCGGCAACCTCGGCATCCTGAGCCGTTACGGCATCGTCCTGGAGAAGGGAACCACGGCGACCGAGGCCCTGGCCGAGATCCAGCGCCGAGCCGAGGGCCAGGCCGAAGCGTATGCCGAGACGACGGGCGGGCAGCTCGAGGCGGCGCAGCTCGGGCTGAACGACGCCATGGAGGACTTCGGCGCCGTCCTCCTGCCCATCGTCACGTCCACCCTGCCGCTCCTGACGGATGCTCTCGGGCTCCTCAACGGTGCCATCGAGTTCATCTCGGGCGGGACGGGCGGCTCGGGCTCCCTTGATGGCCTCATCGCCGACCTCAAGGAGACCGAGGAGGCGGCAGTCGCGGCTGCCATCGCGACCGAGGGCGCATGGGCCGGCACCGGCAGCCCGTTCGACTCAGCCATCGATGGCGTGTTCGCATTGCAGGACGCGCTAGAGGACCTCGGCTTTGCGCCTCATATCGCGCAGGTCCATGACTGGATGGATGCCCTGCGGCCGATGACCGAGGTGCTCGGCGAGAATGAGGCTTCGCTCTACCAGTTCGTCGAGGCGTCCATCACGGCCGGCAAGACATTCGAGGAGACCGAGGCCGCCGTCGTGTCGTTGTGGCAGTCCGCCGATGACGAGGTCGCGCGCCACCGTCGGATCATCAACCCGGCCATCGACGCCATCGTCCGAGCCTACGACCCGCTCTCGTCCATCGAGGTGGACGCCTTCGACATCGCCGGCCCCATCCGCGAGTCGTTCCGGGTCGCCAACGAAGCCATCGCCAAGGGCATGGGCGGCATCAAGGACGCGCTGAAGAACCCGCCCCAGCTCATCAGCACGGGCCAGCGCGAGGAGAACATGGAGGCCCGCCTGCGCGAGATCATGCGGAACATCCGCGAGGCCCAGCAGACCCACGACGACGCCAGCGTCCGCTACTGGGAGAAGATCCGCGCCAAGCAGTCGATGCAGCTCGACAACCTGCGCGGCAAGACAGGCATCTCCATGAAGGAGATCAAGACGGCCTACGACGAGGCGGGCATCAGTGTCGAGGGCACCTGGGCCGACGCCAACTTCGTGATGACCGAGGCCACGAGACGGGCCGGCGAGGCCGCCGTGGCGCACATGCGGAGCGCCAAGGACGACATCACGCACCTCGACTGGGTCCAGACCGGCACCGACATGATGAAGAGGCTCGGCATCGGCATGGAGGAGCAGGCCCCCTTCGTCTATGCCGCAGCCGACCGCATCGCTGCCGACATCGCGTACCGCCTCCGCAACCCGGAGCCCGAGCCCGCCAAGGTGCCCGCCGCCGCAGCAGCGGTGACGGCGACGGCCTCCGACGGGCGCGGCGTCACGGTCAACATCCACGGCAACGTCTACGGCGGCGACGCCGGCCTGCGCGACCTCGACCGGCATGTGCGGCGGGCCGTGCGCCTCGCGCAGCGCAACCGCGACTGATGCCGTACCCGTCCCGCGGAGCGTGGCGCTTCCGCAACGTCACGGGAGCCTTCGACTTCCATCCGCTCCTCGACAGCATCAGCATCGAGGAGGTCCACCCCGACGGCCTCTCGACGCTGACGTGCGACGTGCGCGACACCGGGTCGCTGAACTTCGCCAACGAGGACAAGTGCTGGGTCAAGTTCGAGGGCGACAAGATCTGGGCGGGGCACGTCAAGGTCCGCACCCGCACCTTCCTCGACGAGAAGAGCCAGACCCGCAAGCTCTGGCGCCTCGAGGGCCAGGACTACACGAGCAAGCTCGACGACTCTGTCATCACGACGCGGGGCTGGCGCAACCGCGAGTCGGCCGCCGACCGCGTCGACTTCATCCTCGGACACCTGCTCTTCCCCATCACGACGGCGGGCGTGGACCTCCCGGCCGTCCAGGTCGACCGCGTCATGTTCGAGAACATGACCGTGCGCGAGGCGTTGCAACTCACCGCGGACGAGCTGACGCTGCACTTCTACGTCGACTTCGGCGACGACGCGGGCGGGCCGCCCGACCTCCACATGTTCCAGACCGAGACCTTCGACGCGCCCTTCGACCTCGACGCCGACAGCCCCGACTACGCCGACAGCTTCCCCTTCTCCGAGTTCAGCGTCGACAACGACAGCCAGGACTACAAGAACGCCGTGCGCGTGCGGGGCGACCGCATCCGCCTCTGGGTCGTGGACCAGGACGAGATAGACGACCGGGGCCGCCAGGAGACCGCCGTCACGGCGCCCGAGCTCGTCACGCTCGCGCAGGTCCGCAACGCGGGGCGCCGCGTCCTCGACCAGGACGGCGAGCCGGAGGTCCATGGCGAGCTGCTCTGCCACGAGCCCGGGCTGCGCGCGGGCATGCGCTTCACGCTGCGACTCGACGCCTGGTCGCTCGACACGTCCTACATCGCCACGGGCGTCACCATCAGCGCCGTCGACCCCGAGGACGTCTCGGGCGACGCCTACCTCTTTTCCCGCGTCATGTTCAGCGACAAGCGCCGCGTCCGGCGGATGCCCGGTGGCGGACGCCCCGAGTCGGGCGGCGCGAAGAAGAAGGCCGACGGCCTCGACGACCCGACGGGCGGCACCCACGAGGGCCACGGCGGCGGACAGGGCGGCTGCGGCTGCCCGGTCGACATGAGCGCCATCCCGCTCGACGACTTCGAGCGGGCCGACGTGTCGCTCCTGCTGGGCACGCCGGAGGTCGGCGTGCTCGGGTCGCTGCCGGTGCCGACGGACGTGAACGCCTGGTGGTCTGGGGGCAACGAGTGGTACAGCGCTCTCGGCGCCAACCTCGGGGCAGGCGGCATCGAGGACGGCGCCTTCTTCGCGGAATCGACCAACACCGTCGCCACCAACAACGAGTTCTCGATGCGCGTCTTCGGGTCGCTCTATCCCGGGCCTGATCCCGCGACAGGCCCCGAGCTTCCCCTCGAAGGAGAGGACTGGGAGGTGGAGATCCGCTACCGCATCACGGGGGCGATGGGCACGCTCGCCGATGCCAACCGCCGCTTCTTCGGCTTCAACTGGGGCAGCCTGTTCGCCAACATGCAGGTCAACCTCGGCGACACGACCCTCGGGCAGGGCATCGAGGTCACGGGGGTCGCGACCGACACGGCCACGAGGTTCCTCACCCCGCTCGGCTCGTGGGGCCTCATCCGGTGGCGCACGGCGGGCGGCATCATGTCCGCGAAGGAGTGGGCCGAGGGCGACGAAGAGCCCGATTGGGAGGTCAGCGCGGGGGTCGACCTCGAGGGCGACCAGGATTCGTCACTCGAGATCTACGGTCGCCTCGGCAACCCGACGGGCCCCTTCCAGCGCCTCGAGATCGACCACATCCTCGTCACCATCCCCGCGGGCGCGGGCGAGCTCGTGCAGCGGTCCATCGCCCACGGCTCGGGCGGCATCATCGACGTGGGCGAGCCCTTCGAGGATGGCACCCTCACCGTGCTCGTGGACGACACCCTCGTCATCCCCGACTCGGAGGACGCCGGAGCTGGCACCGCGGACCTCGGCTACGACCTCGACCACGACCCCGACAACCATCCCGCCGGATGCAGTGACGTCCGCGTGACGTATCGGGTCGGCGGCTAGATGCCCTACGACGTCACCCGCTCCAACGCCGGCAAGCCGGGTCGGCGCAAGCACGCCCACGCGGCCACGACGGCGCCTGACGTCAGCGACGACGGCACCAAGGGCTTCAAGGTCTGGTCGTCCTGGCTCGACACGACCGGGCCGACGCTGTACGTCTGCCTCGACACGTCCACCGGCGCCGCGGTCTGGCTGGAGCTCGGGGCCTCGGGCGCCTCGGCGCTCGATGACCTCACCGACGTCAACGCGCCGACGCCCGCAGATGGGGACGTCCTGGCCTGGGACTCGACGCCTGGCGAGTGGGTCTCGGTGGCGCCGGTCACCCCGACCATCGACTGGGGCGAGGACGCCGACATCACGACCCTCGACTATGACGACGTGGCCGACGCTGGCGCGCTCGACGAGGTGGCGCGGGCTGACCACCGCCACGGCATGCCGTCTGAGGGCGCGGGTGGTGGCGGCCACTACGAACTGCTCATGACCGGCGCCAGCCCGCCTGAACCCATCGAGGACGGCACCGGGCTCGATTGGATCTGGGTCTTCGTGAGCGACTAGGAGGCACCTGATGGCGACGAGCGCGGCATACATCGACCTGGACGAAGGCGCGGCACCCGCGACCCCGGCCAGCGGCAAGGTCCGGGTCTACGCGAAGACGGACGGCAGCGCCTACCAGAAGGACGACGCCGGCACCGAGACGGGACTGGCGGGCGGGGGCGGTGGCGGCATCGCTACAGATTCCCTGTGGGACGCTGCCGGGGACATGGTGCAGGGCACCGGGGCGAATACGAGCGCACGACTGGCACTCGGAGCCGCGGGCACCGTCTTGCGCTCGACGGGCTCGACCAATGCCTACGCCTTCCCGCCCGGACATGAGTTCGACTACGTGGCCTTCACGTCGCCCGTGTCGATCACGGCCACGACGGAGGGCACGGCCAACACCGTCGTCACGGGCACATCGGTCGCCTACGACGGCTCGACGGTCATCATCGTCGAGTTCTACGCCCCGAATGGGCAGCCCGACACCACAGCGACGGGCGCATCGCTCAACTGCGTGCTGCTCGATGGGGCAACGGTCATCGCGGGCTGGTTCCCGCGCATCAGGACGCCAGCCGCGGTGTCGTCGCTGCAGGTGCCGCTCATCGCCAAGATCCGCCTCACGCCATCGGCAGCCAGCCACCAGTACATCGTCAAGGCATACGTCTCGGGCGGGACGGGTGGCGTGAACGCTGGTGCTGGTGGGGCGGGTACCTACCCAGCCGGCTATATCCGCGTCACCAAGGCATGAGGCCGCTGACCCTAGAGGCTCCGCACGCTGATGCGGCCCCAGTCGTCCACGCTGATCATCGAGCGGTGCTCGCCGCCGAAGAGGGCCCGCGGTATCCAGACGAAGAGCCAGAGCCCGAGCAGGAAGATGGTCAGGATGGCGTGGAGGACGTGGTTGACGGGCTTGCCCCAGACGAGCACGGCGCTGCGGTCGTCCTGGGACTGCACGCGGGCACCGCGGGCGACCTCGCTCCCGACGGCGAGGCTGAGGATGTAGCGCCGCCGCTCGGGCGTGATCATGGCTGGCTGGGTCATCGTCAGCCCACAGGGACCCAGGGCTGGCAGCCACTCGTCTCGAAGGCGGCATCCGTGGGTGAGATCTCCACGATGGCCGGTCCCTCGGTGTTGTCGTTGGCGATGATGTCATCGATCTCGCCCGAGAAGCCCGCGAGGCGGGCGTAGTAGCAGAAGAGCGTGTCGCCCTCAGGTCCTGCGGTCTGGTACCTGCCCGGTGAGACCTGGGACCCGACGGCGTAGGTGCCGGAGTCAGCGATCGCGGACCTGGCCGGGGCTGCGGGTGCTGGGGCAGGTGCGGCCGGTTCTGCCACGTCCATGGTGTCCGTGGCATCGCCGAAGGCGAGGACGAAGCTGGCGGGGAACAGGGTCCTCTTCTCTCGGGAGGCGACGTCGGCCATCGCCGCGAGGCCATCGACGCATCGCTGGCGGGCCTCGCGAAGGGCTTGGCCGGGCAACAGGTCCTGGCACCAATCGGCGTCCTGGATGACGACCAGCCGGCCGTCTTCATAGACCACGTCCGGCTGGGCGGACGCCGGCACTGCCGACAGGATCACCAGCAGCGCTGCCGCCATGGTTGCTCGTCTCGTGGACATCTCGTGGATACCTCACTCTTCCTCAGTGCTCACCGTTGACGATCTTGTAGTAGTCATCGCCTGGGACTGGCATCCGATTGACGATGTCTCGGACTCGGCCGTGTGAGAGTCCGACCAGGTCGGCTACTGCACGCAGGCTGGCTCCGTTGGCGACCGCGATCCGGATGGCGTCCTCGAGCGCATCGCGACTCTGTTCCCACGACTCGCGCGCCTGGCGTTCAGCGTCTACGGCGCTGCGGAGCGCCGTATGGTCATCGGGCGCGACCTCACGCCTCGGAGGCATCGCGCAACTCCCTGACCCATCGATGGGCAGTCATCCGGGGGACTCCCCAATGGGCGGCTAAAGCAGCGACGTTCCAGCCAAGCCGCTCAGCATCCGCACCCGCATCCGCTGGACGGCGGTGCCCGTGCGTGGCGCTTCGCACGCGGTCGATGACATAGCGTCGTTCGTCAGCAGTAGCCAGCTCTTCGAGGAGCGTGTCAGTCATCGCGTCAAGCTGGCGACGACGATTACTTGAAAGCCGCTCCGTGCGTGCCTCCCGAGCCTTCGCCTCGAACGAAAGCCCTGAGTGGGCTCGGTGCAGTGCTCGCTGTGACACCGGCGCCTTCGTGGACCCGTCGTCAGCAAGCCATCCGAGCCGTCGCGCCTCATCTAGGAAGTCCTTGTTCAGAGCCGCACCCTGCCACTCGCGAGCGGCCTCGCCGATGGGTCGTCTCAGCGCGGGGTCGGCATCAGGGTCCATCGCCGCCGCGACCTTCGTGCCTGTCCGACTCCACTCGATCGCGCGACGGGCGTCCTCATGGGAAACGCCGCAGTCGATCAGGAAGTAATCGAACTCCGCTGCCTGCCAGCGCTGGCGCCCGATGGCACTGGTGTAGTCCTGCCAGTCATCGGATTCGATCATCTCGACCATCTGGGACCGCAGGTCGCCGATACGCCCCAGGTTATCGATCCGGAGCTGGAAGCGGTGTACGTGTTCCCACGCGTCGTCGGTGATCATGCGTCTCACTGTAACATTCTCGCCGAATATGTTACAACCACTCGGGCACACGCTGGATCGAGCGATCGCAGTGGAGACGGATGAGATCCTGCTCGTAGGCGATGGCCCGCTGGAGTTGCTCGATGGTCGCGGTGGGTCGCCCCTTTGACTTGATGCCGGCCCGGTCATTGGCTTTCCCCGCGAATGCCGCGATGGACTCGGCTTCATCGCCGTTCACCTTCCACCAGCGCTCCATGCGGCTCAGATGATCTTGGGCGTGCTGGCACTCCTCCTCGATGCTCACCGCTCGCGTGGTCGGAAGCCCGGCTTCTTGGGGGTCGACATCGAACACCCTGCGCCGCTTGTGCAGATCGACGGCGACGAGGATTCGCGCGGCTAGAGATGGCGCGACGTTGGCCGTCTCCAGCGCTGAGGCGAAGTCGCTCACCACGTCCGCGGGATACGAGAACACCTCGTCAGCCGAGAGGGCGACAGAAACCTGCTCGGCCTGGGGCGCGATATCGGTCACGTTGTAGCGAGGCCCGAACCACGGGTCTACTGCGTCGTCGCCGAAGCGGCCGTCCTCGTCGGGTCGGTCGGGTGGCATGACCACATCCCCGAGGACCGGCTCGAGGTACTCGAGGAACGTCTTGACGAGGTCGGTGATGTCTGGCAGGACGACTCGAGCCGGGATGGTGATTCCCATCTGACGTTCGCGATCGCTTACCCGCATCGCCCTGGCGACGACCTGACGCACGTACATCGGCGTCGTCTTGTTCGTCGCGTAGCCGACCACGGCGATGTCGGGGCAGTCATAGCCCTCACCGGCCATGTCGACGGTGCAGAGGACGCCGACCCGGGTCGACGTTCGGAAGCGCTCGAGCACAGCTTTGGATTCCGGCTCGTCGGAGATCGCGAGCTCGGCCAGCGGCGACAGGCCACGGGCTCGCATCTGTGCGTCCACCTCGTCGCGGAAGGCCCGGGCGTCCTTCTGGGTCGCGGCCACGATGAGTGCCTTGGAGTGATGCCGACCCAGAGAGCGATGGGCCTCCTCGAGACGCTCGAGGACCGAACGGACGAAGGCTTCGCGATAGGCGGCGCTGTGACCGATCGCCCTCAACGCCGCGCCCGCCTCTTCGTCGAGGTCGGCCATGCCCATCTCTCGGTACTCGAGGTTAGCCCAGTCCTGGACGCTGACGCGCCCGTCGATTCGGTAGAGGTCGACGGCCCGAAGCTGTCCCTCGCGGACCAGCCGGTCGGCTGGGATGTTGTAGTCGACCTCCGAGACGAACCGGTCGAAGCCCTCGTTGCGATAGCGGACCGTCGAGATGCGCTCCGATCGCCTGGACCTCCAGAGTGTCCCCGACAGGTTGAGCACGCCGGCGACGTGGAGGTCTGGCGGCATCACCGAACCGGCCAGCTCGGTGATGTTCCGTGCCCAGGCCGAGTTCGAAGGCTCCCCGAGGTGGTGGACCTCGTCGAGGACGAGGAGCGTCCGTGCCCGCTGGTTGAGACGATGGACGTCGAGGTTGTCGCCCGCCAGGGATTGGTACGTCGTGACCACGCCATGCTGCCCGGGCCGCTCTACGGCGGCGAAGGGTTTGAGCTCGAGATGCAGTCCATCGCGGAGACTGTCGACCCACTGGTCGACGATGGTCAGCCGCGGCGCGACGACGACGAGCCGGTCGACGACATCCTGATCGTAGAGCGCGTCGAACACCATGCCGGCGAACAGCGTCTTGCCCGCACCGGGAGCTGCCGAGAGCGTGGCCGCGCCGCTATCAGCGATCTGCGCGACGATCGGGTCGAGCGCCTCGAGTTGCCACGCCCTCGGCTGGATGCGCGTGTCACGTACATCGGTGGCCCGCTGGGCATAGTTGCAGCGGGCGCACCAGGCTTCGAGGTTCTCGAGGGTGACTGCTCCCCCATTCGCATGGGCCCGCAGGTGGGAGACATGAAACGTCTCCATCGTGATGGGGGTCTGCCGGCCGATGCGAGCGCAGCTCTGGCAGTGGCCGTCTGCCACCAGGAAGATGCGCTCGCGCATCGCTCGGGGGACTCGCCGCCTTGGACGGGGCTCAGACATCGTCGACCACATCTCCTTGTAATGGTATGTGCGGTACACAATACCATCACGCAGGTCGTCAGTCGTCTAGACGATGCTCGCTCACCGGAAACGGCTTGGAACCGCACACCCGTTCGGTTACTCTGACCGGCGAGGAGGGAGCCGTGGCCGAGCCCGTCACCGATCCGAATGAGGAGCGTCGGACACTCATCGCTCGACGCGCTCTCGGTCTGCTCGTGAGAGCTGGTGTCCTGCCAGGACCGCTCGGACCACGGCATCCGCCCACGCCGGAGCATCCTCCCGGTCCCGCTCCAGCGCGGCGGCCAGTCGGTCGATCGCAGCCGCCTGCTCGCGGATAGCAGCAGCTAGGTCGCCTCCCGGCTCACTGCTCGGATAGGCCGGACCTGACCCGAAGAACGCGACGAGCGCGTCCATGTCGTCATCGGGGATGGTCCGCTTGCCGGATTCGTACGAGGCCCACGTCGAATACCCGATGTGGTGACCAGTCTCTGCCTCGAAGTCAGCGATGGCCTTGTGCACGTTCGACCAACGCGCCTTCCGATTCTTACGGAGCCAGGCAGCCTCGATGCCCCTCTCCGTCCGGGTGTACATGGCTGGGACGCTAGCAGCAGTCAAGACATTTGTCTAACGTGTGAGCGTGGTACCGCAGACATTTGTCGCAGTAGTTGCAGACTGTCTTGACATGTCGCAAGACAGTCCCGTACAGTCTCAACCATGGTCAACGGCATCGACCTCAAGGTCGAACGCATCCGGATGGGGGTCCAGCAGCAAGACCTAGCGACCGCGATTGGCATATCGCGACAGACGCTCATCAACTGGGAGCGGACGCCGAACATCCCCGCCCACAAGGCCGTGGCCTATCGCGATGCCTTGGCGCGCCTGGCGGACGCATCGGCAGTCTCAGCCACGGCATGAAGCGCCTCGACGCCTGGGCCACGCGCCTCGGCTGGGTGCTCGTGATCCTCTCGGCGATCTACTTCGCCGGGTCTGTCGCACTGCGCTGATGTACGAGACCCAGACGCGGGCGATCCTGCGGATGCTGGAGGAGCGGCCCGATGGCATCACCTCATTGGATGCCCTAAGCGAGGTCGGGTGCTTCCGGCTCGCGGCCCGCATCAAGGACCTGCGCGACGAGGGCCACGACATCAGCTCCGAGATGGTCACGGTGCGCAGCGGCAAGCGCGTGGCCCGCTACCGGATGCATGACCGCCTGACGCTCTGGCGATGACCCTCCCTGGCACCCCGGACTGGCTGGCCCAGCGCCGCCAGTTCGTGGGCGCCTCGGAGCTGGCCGCCATCGTCGGTCGCGACCCCTACCGCTCCGAGTTCGAGCTGGCCCTCGCCAAGAAGGGTCTCGGCGAGGAGCGCTCGTCCTGGCCGATGACGTGGGGGAACCGCGTCCAGCGCCTCGCCCTCGAGGTCTACAGCGAGGTCACGGGGCGCAAGGTCCGCAACGTCAGCAGGACCGCGACGAACAAGCGATGGCCGCACGTCAAGGCGACGCTTGATGGCCGGGTCGTGGGTGAGCCCGTCGGCGTAGAAGCGAAGTGGACGGCACGCACGATCCACGAGGTGCCCGAGCACTGGCGGCTGCAAGTCCAAGGGCAGATGGGCATCTGCGACCTCTCGGCCGTGGACATCATCCGGCTGTCCGGCCGTGACGAGCCCGCCATCTGGACCGTCGAGCGGGACGACGCGCTCATCCTCGACCTCTTGGACATGGCCGAGGCCTGGTACGTCCGCTACGTCGAGGGCGACGAGCTGCCGCCGGTGGACGGCTCGCGGGGCGCTAGCCGCTACCTCGACTCGCTGCCCGCCGAGGACATCCCCATGGTGGCGTCCGACGAGCAGGCCGAGCTGGTGACGACGCTGCGCCAGATCCGCAAGGCGCTGGACGTCTTCGAGCTCGACGACAAGAAGCTCGTGAACCAGCTCAAGGAAAGCATGTTCGGCGCCTACGGCCTGCGCGGCCCGGGCTTCCGCATCACCTGGAAGCCCACCAAGGAGCGCACCACGACCGACTGGAAGGCCGTGGCCGCCGTCTACCGCGATGAGCTGCTGTCGCTCCAGCGCGCCGTCATGGGCGATACCAGCGAGGCCGTGACGGCCTACGACGCCATCGAATTCGCGCATACGACCACGGGAGAGGGAACGCGGCCCTTCCGCGTGAGCTGGACCGAGGAGGAGTCATGACGACCGAGACGCAGGTGGTGGTCGACCGGATGAACGCCGATGTCGAGCGTGAGCAGAAACGGAAGGCCGCGCTCATGCGGGCCATCGGCTTCGACAAGCTCCTGCCAGAGCAGCGCGAGATCGCGCTCGAGTACGCGCGCAAGTACGAGCTCGATCTCATCCTGCGCCACGTTGTCATCGTGGATGGGAAGCCCTACGTGACCAGGGATGCCCAGCTCCACATCGCCCACCGCAGCGGGCAGCTCGACGGCTACGAGGTCAGCGACCCGGTGCTCGAGGAGATGCCCGGTCAGGGCATGTTCTGGCGTGCGCGCTGCACCGTCTGGCGCAAGGACATGACCCGGCCCATCAGCCTCATGGGCCGCTACCCCGCGAAAGGCGGGAACCAGCGCTTCGCGCCCGAGATGGCCGTGAAGGTGGCCGAGGTCATGACGCTGCGTCGCGCCTTCGACATCAGCGCCCCGGCCTTCGAGGAGCGCTGGGACATCGAGCAGACGCCCGCCGAGCCCGAGCCCATCGCGCCCATCACGGACGTCATCGCCGCCACCACGCGGCGCATCAGATCAGGCGCTGGAGGCGCCGAGCCGTCGGCTGGGTTTGCCAAGTCGTCGACGGCGGGACAGGACGAGCCGGGGGCTGGGAATCCTCCGCCTCGCCCTGTCGATACACCTGCCGGCGCTCGCACGGCCACCCCGAGCCGCAGCTCGGGTAGTGCCGAGGCGGGCCACCCCAGCGATGGGGCGTCCGAGCCGGCACCAGACACCGACGCCCGGTGCCTCGAGTTCAGCCCGGTCCACGGACGCTGCGTGGCCGACTTCGCGCACTCGGGGCCGCACGTCGACCAGGAGGCGGGCACATGGTCGTCCTAGCCGCAGCGGTCGCATCGCGGCCCAACAACTACGACACCTGCGCGTGCGGAGCGACGAAGAGGACTGCCGCCCAAGCGTGTCGAGCCTGTCAGGCGAAGTCCCGCACAAAGCCTGTCTTTGCCCGCTTCTGGGAGAAGGTGGACCGCTCCGCCGGGCCTGACGCCTGCTGGCTCTGGACAGGCACGACGAACGGCACATATGGGTCGTTCTTCCTGACGAAGCGCAGGCGCGGTGGCAAGGACCAGGAGTACGCACACCGCGTGGCCTATGCGCTAGCGCACGGGCGTCTGCCCGCGACCGGCCTGCATCTCGACCACCTCTGCTCGCAGCCGCTGTGCGTGAACGTGGCTCACCTGGAGCTCGTCACACCCGCCGAGAACCTCCGACGGTCGCGGGTCCGGCGAGCGCCTCGGACGTCGTGTCGACGCGGGCATGACTGGCGCGATCCGAGGAACGTCTACCTCAGACCCGACGGTCGTCGCTGTGCGGCATGTCTCCGCGAGGCAGCGCGCGCCATGGGACACCCCCACGTCGACGACAAGGGCGAGACCTGGCAGTGAAGCTCGTCCTGGGGCCGCTGCCCTGCTCGTCCTGCGGCCGGCTCGTGACGTGGCGCAAGGTGGGCCGCCGCTACGTCCTCTTCGACGACCACGGCCGCCACGAGCACGGCTCATGAAGTTATGCGCGTGCGGCGCCTGGCTCACCTCGGACCACCGGGACACCGGCGTCATGCTGCGCCACGTCCGCAGCGAGCGGCATCGCCGCTGGGCGAGGCGCCAGGTGCATCCCTCCTTCCCGGTGCCGACCATCATCTGGGGCCTTCTGACTTCTTGGAGTCATTGACCATGCCTTGGATCAAGGTGGACGACCACTTCGACGAACACCCCAAGTTCGCCAAGGCGGGACCCCTGGGCATCGCCATGTGGCTCGCTGGGTTGGCCTATTGCAATCGCAATCTCACCGACGGCTTCGTTCCGTGGGGCATCGCCAGGAGCCTGCTGGCGTGGGAATTCCTGAAGCCTCACCCAGAGGACGCATCGCGCGATCTGATCTGGACCGTCGATGTCGGGCGTGGCATGCACGGTGAGCAGGTGACGTGCGAGTTCGTCATCGAGCTGCTGGTGGACGCCGGGTTATGGGAGGACGTGCCCGGTGGATACAGGGTGCATGACTTCGACGATTACCAACCGTCAAAGGCCGAGGTCCTGGCCGAGCGTGAGAAGGTGCGTGGCAGGGTCACCAAGTGCCGTAACGCCCGACGTAACGCCGTTACTAACGGTGGTGTAACGGGTGCTCCCGTACCCGTACCCGTACCCGTACCCCAGAAAGATTCTAAAAACGTCTCTCCTCGCGCGCGCGAGGGAAGTTCGCTCGAGCCCGTCGCTGCGATCATTCCGCGAGCAGTGAAGCCGTGACGCACTTCGCCGAAGAAGATCTCCTCAAGGGACTGCTCGACGCCTGCTACGTCGGCGGCTGGCTCTGTCAGCACGTCAGACGGAGCGACCTCGGCATCATCCAGGGCCACGCCGGCTTTCCTGACATCGTGGCGAGCCACCCCGAGCGCCACCAGCTGCTCGTCCTCGAGTGCAAGTCCGCGACCGG